GAATGGTAGCGTAGTTACAGCATCTAGCGGTAATGTTGGTGCAGGTACAGCTCCCTTTTATCTTGTATTTGGTAAGGACTGGTTTGCTGATGGTGAGTACATCGTTGGTAATCTGAATGAGCTTTACCAATTCAGAATCCTTGGTGATGCAAGAATGGAGGGTACTAATGCAGTCTATAGAGTAGAGCTTGCTGGTGGTAATGAGGATGGTGTTCCTGCTGAGAGACTTCTTGCAGGTGAGCTATTCAGCATTGAGGCAGCTTTCGTTGAGGCTGAAATGTCAAGAGAAGTTGGTGATGTAAGGTTTGCTTCACCTGTTTCTATGAGAAACGAGTTCTCTCACATTAGAATCAAGCATAAGGTTCCAGGTAACAAGCTTAACCGAAAGCTTGCTGTTGGTGTGCCTGTCATCGTTAACAACAAGAAGGGAACTACTAACATGTGGATGCACTATGTGGACTACGCTGTGGAGACACAGTTCGCAGACTACAAGAACAATGCAATGGCATTTGGTAGGTCTAACAGAAACTCAAATGGTGAGTACACAAACATTGGTAAGTCTGGTAATGTCATCAAGACTGGTGCAGGTCTGTATGAGCAGATGGAAGTTGCTAACACCATCTACTACAACACATTCTCACTGAAGCTTATTGAGGAAGCTCTCTATGACCTTTCTTATGGTGAGGTTGACCTGAATAACAGAGTATTCTTAATGAGGACAGGTGAGAAGGGCGCTATCCAGTTCCACAAGGAAATCCTTAAGGAGGTTAGTGGATGGTCAATGTTCACACTCAATGGTGATGCACTTTCAGTTGTTCAGAAGACTAACAGTCCTCTACATCAGAATGCTCTAAAGGCTGGATTCCAGTTTGTTGAGTACATGGCTCCTAATGGAGTTATACTGAAGATTGAGGTTGACCCATACTACGATGACCCAGTAAGAAATAAGATTCAGCACCCACTTGGCGGTCCTGCATTCTCTTACAGGTATGACATCATGGACATTGGTACTATGGACCAGCCTAACATCTTTAAGTGCGCTGTTAAGGATGAGCCTGAGTACAGAGGTTATCAGTGGGGCCCATTCAGGAATCCATTCACAGGTGAGGCTAACAATCCTTATGCTAGCTTCGATGAGGATGCTGCTGTTATCCACAAGTATGCAACCTTCGGTGTGTGTGTTCTTGACCCAACCAGAACAATGTCAATTATCCCTGCTGTCTTACAGGGCTAATATAGGATTATGTAATGGGAGGGGGGCTCTCCCTTCCCATTACTTTCTTTAACTTTTAACGGAGAAGTAAAATGGCTAAAAAAGAGAAGAATATAGAGCAGGAAATAATGCTCGACGAAGAAGCAATCAACAGTACTGAAAGAGTGCAGGTTCCTATTGAACATGAGCATAGGGAGCCTACGACTAAAGTAACAAGAGTATCAGAGGAGAGGGACAACTTAGTCAATTGTCTAAGGAATGAAAAGGTTATAGTAAGATTCATATCAAGGGCAAGAGGTATGATAACAGACCCAAGGCATGTTCTCTTTGGAGGCATGGCAGCAGGCTCTAAGGTGAGAATCACTACACCTTTACTTAGGTCAGGACTATTTGCTGATGTCCTTACAAAGGATGAAAAGAAGTTCCTTGAGTATAAGCTTGGGCTTGAGCCAAATGCACTCAGTGTACATAACAGAAATAACAACTTCTGGAGTGATGCTAATGAGCAAGGTGTAGGCAGAGTAGAGCTTATCAAGGGTGATAACCCATTAGACCTGTCTAATCCCATTGACTACATTAAGTATAAAATCCTCTTAGCTAACAAGGACAAGATTGCTCCATCAATGCAAGCCCTTCAAGACAAGCCTAAGGCAACTTACAGATTTGTCATTATCAATGAAGGTGACTCTGCTAAGGCTGCTAACACGAGAGTCACTCTCAAAGCACAGGCTTACATGGAGTTTGGTAAGGTTAACGAGGATAAGGATAAGATGAGAGTCATCATCGAAACTATTGATGGTAGGCCAACAGCTTCTAACAGCAAGGTGGAATACCTACAGGGCAAGATTGGTGAACTCATTGAAGCCAATACCAAGATGTTCCTACAGGTGGTAAGAGACCCACTACTGGACAACAAGGTTCTGATTAAGAAAGCAATTGAGGCAGGAGTTATTGTTAATAGAGGCAACTACCTATACCTAAAGGATGGTAATCTGCCACTATGTGACAATGGACAGGAGCCTACATTAAATATAGCTGCTAAGTACCTTAGCTTACCAAAGCATCAGGAACTGAAGTTTTCAATTGAAGCAAAAGTAAAGTAAAGTTATGACAATACAAGAGTTTAGTACTGAGTTTGATGTCCTCTATAATAATGTCACATCTAACCAAGCCCCAGGTCTCAATGAATATGAGAAATCTGTGTTCTTGACAAAGGCTCAGTCACAATTAGTGAATGAGTATTTCAACAGTAGAACTGATGGCTTTGGTGGGGGCTTTGACGGTAGCCAAAAGAGACAGTATGATTTTTCTGGGTTGGTAAGAGTAGAAAGACTCTTTGACATCAATACCTTCAAAGAGAGGATTGATAATACAGAAAAACTGGACAGAAGGAGTAAAGTCTTTCTCTTCCCTCAGAACTATTTTCTTGCTGTCAACGAGATACTTTCTGATGAAAAGGGGCAGTATTCTGTTATACCTCTAAGCTATGTAGAGTATCAGAGATTGATGCTGAAGCCCTACAATTTCCCTGTGAAGAGAGCTGCTTGGAGAATACTGACAAACAAAAAGAACTGCAACTATGTGCATGAAGATGCGAGTGGTAATAATGTAGAAGACCTGCCAACAGCAGGAGACTACAAGATATTCTCTACTTGGGCAGACCAAAAGAGAGGTCTTAAGGTGACTATCAAGGTAGAGGCTGCAACTCTTGCGGGTCATATCCCCTCTCCTACGGTAGCTAACCAGTTCATTAAGTATAACTCAACCCTTATGGGCATACCAATTCAGATAAATGCAGCCTGTGGGTGGGATGGTAGCAAGATGAATTATGAGGTATGGGTAGCAGTGACATTCGATGCCTCAGATGTAGACGAAGTAAGTGATGTAGATGATGAAACTGCTATTGAGATTCTAAAGGAAGGATTTGCTTTAGCAAAAACCATCTTAGGTGATAATTGGGATGTTTATGATTATGAAGTAATCAAGGCTGCTAACCACACTGATGGTTTTCTAAACTGTAGTGCTCCTAGTAAGTTTACAACATTCCAAGATGACATAAATGGAAGGACGTTTGAATGCAGTGTGATTCAGGTACCTATGGCTGAGATTATAGGAAAGTTCAAAGGAGACATTCAGTACCAACTTAGATACATAAGGAACCTCAACCCAATTATCTTGGATGACCTAAGTAACTATGGTACAGACCTTACAATAGGTGGTGTAACAAGTGAAACCCCATGCACACTGCCAGAGGAAACTCATCAGGAGATACTTGAAAGAGCTGTTACTTTAGCTAAGATTGCTTGGCAAGGAGGGACTGCTACTCAAGCAGCACAACAGAGAAACGATAACTAACTAAAATAAAAGCTATGACTATTCAAGAGTTTAGTAATACTTTTGATACACTGCTTAACAGCTACAACACTCAATCTCAGTTTGGTGAGCAGGCTTCAAAGAGAGAGATTGTACTTGATGAATATGAGAAGTCAGTATTACTGACCCAAGCTCAGGACATCGTAGTCAAGTCTTACTTTGATGGCGCACTCAACCAGCAAGGACAAGGTTTTGATGATAGCACTAGAAGGCAGATGGACTTCAGCTCTCTTATTAAGATTGCCACACTGGAGCCTCTAGTTGGAGATACTCAAATCTTTGATGAAAGAGGTATCGTATATCAGCTTCCTAGAAAGGTTGTTGACAATGCAGAAGTTGAGGGAACTACAGATGTTCTGTTCATTCTTAATGAAAAGCTAACTCAAGTATGCACCGAGAAGCAGTCAGGAGTGGAAGTGGAGCAATGGAGAAGGGACTTTGTGATTGTGCCTATTTCTTATAAAGAGTATGATAGGGAAATGAGCAAGCCTTATGCACAGCCTCTTAAGAAGCAAGCATGGAGACTCTTCCAAAATCAGGCTACAGGTTTTGACATTAACTCAGAGCTTATTCCTAGGTTCAATGTTAATGTACAAGACAATGTAACCTTCGTTTATAAGATAAGGTATGTGAAGAGACCACAGCCCATTGTACT